AAGTTCAAAGGATCATTTAACGCTGAGTTAAAAAAGACCGTCCCATCTGATGCAGTGAACACAAAATAACCATCTTTAAACACGACTGTATCTGAAGGTCTGAAATCAGGGTCAACAATCAAGGTTAATGTAGTCCCATCCCAAACAAAAGAATCACCACCGGGCACTACAATAACAAGCTTTGTGCCGTTATCAGCCATTGATACACATCCAGCCCCTGAGATAGTCCCTAATGAAGTTTCTACCCCTGCCTCATCAACACTATACAAAGTGTTTTGATTGACAAAGTGGGCGATGTCAGACATGACATGGGCGCCTCTGTTCACAGGGTCTACTGTAGAGAATAAGTTTTGGCCGGGCGTATTATAAAGGGCTGTTTTAGCGCCTTCTGTCTGAGGGATAACCGGAAACCAATTGATACACCGTTGCGCGGATATTGGCAATGACTCTGACTGATAAAAGCCGCCACCGATAGGAAGCTCTATTTCAGCCATTTAGAAATTCTCTTTCTGATTTTGATTAAAGAAACGCCGATCATCGACATCACCGTTACATTGATTACCTGAACCAATAGGAAGTGTATCTGGTAAAGATGGATTGATAGGACGTTGAAAAGCGTTTAAGACCATTGTCATACTTTTAGAAGCAGATATGACTAAACTTTGTGGAACGGGTGCGCCGTATTGACCACCCATGTAAATAGCGAGGTTGTCTTTATACATCCCTTCAGCTTCTCTAGGGATATTGATTATATCGCCAGTTTCAGCAAGAGGCACAAAACCTAGCGCAATAGTGCCAACTTCTAACGCACTAGCCCAATCATTTAAATCTTCTAGACCGTCTTGAATTTCATCGGCTTCAATTGGAGTTTCAGCAGAAATCACTTGTATACGCCTTAAAGCGCCTTGAATAATGTCAGCAGCAGTAGCCATTTAAGCTCCTATCAATCTTTGAATTTCTGGTAATAGTGCTTTTTTAGTTCTAAATTTCTTTAAATTAAGTGATAAGTTTTCTTCAGCGAATATCTTTAATCTGCCTAACTTCATTAGACCTAAGTTTAAAGAGTCATTCATAAAATTAGTCACACCTTGAATAGACTCACCCAAGCATTGAACCTTGATTTTATCATCAGGGTCAACATTAAAATCAGTGGTTAAAATAAAAGGGATAGGCGAATCTTCCCACCCATCCGCTTTATAAGTGTCAATCTCGACCACGTTAACCACAATGGGCGCAACGTCCTTTTTGTAAAGGTATGCTCTCACTTTGTCGCCTTTTTAGCTTTGGATTTCGCTTTAGGTTTTTTAACGCTAGCTGGACTGTCAGCCCATCCCAGAGAATACAAGGCGCGATTATTCAGAAAGGACTACATGCTAAATTTGGCGTAGTCGATCTGGACCAGACCTTTGCTTTTGTTGGTGGTGGTTTTAACGAACTATCGGCCATCTATCAAGTCTTAAACAGCGCAACGGCGGGTAAGATATCGACGGATGCCATTGACGAACAAATACAGCTATTCACTAAAGAAGAAATCTCCAAGTGTAAAGCAATATCTTACTTCGACAGAGGCAACCAGATAGCCGCCTTTACGTTTGAGTCTAAAAGAATTCCCTCAAGGACGTTTGCTTATAATGCAACCACATCAAAGATAACCGGTATACCAACTTGGTTTGAATTTCAAAGCGGTATAAGCGATAACCGCTGGAATGTTACTTCAGTTATATCAGCTTATGGAAAACTCTTGTGTGGCACGACTACAACCGCAATCAGCGTACTAGACAGGGATGAAGACACAGAATTAGGCAATACCATCATGAGACAATTCACCAGTATCTCAGTCTCGGACAGTGAAGACCCCTTATTTTATGCAAAAATAGTGTTGTATTTAGAGGCCGGTGTAGGCACGACTACAGGACAGGGTTCTAACCCTAGTGTCTTAATGGAATTTTCAGATAACGCTAAAACCTTTAGTAATGGCCGATTGCGTAAAATAGGCAAGATTGGCGAATTTAGACAGGAAACAGAATGGCGCAGAATGGGTAGGGCGGCATCTTTAAGAGTGTTTAGATTTACAATTACTGATCCTGTTAAGGCAGTGATAAGGGGGTTAAAAGCAGTCGTTAACCAGAGTGGTCCTAGTGGCTAAATTAATCTCCTTAAGACGTGGTGAGAACATTTCTAATGCTGGTGGTACGGCTACTAGACGGTTCATTGAATACATTGAAGAACTGACAGGCCAAATCAATACTACTACTGACGAAACAGGCGAGATAAACGTACAAATATCCCAAGTCTTGAGATTAGGCGGGATAGTCGCTGATATTTTAAAGAAACAAGAAAATGTAGTAGTGACCACCACCAGTTTAACGGCAAGGGCTTATGATTTGGTAATATGTAACAATTCAAGCCCTATTGACATAACAACTCCCATTAATCCGATACAAGGGGACATATTCAACGTGAAAAGAAAAGATGCTCAAGTGACCGTATTAGGTATTATTGACGGTGTGACTGACAAGATTATTAACGTGCAATATTGGTCTATGAAATTGGCTTATGATGGAACGGAGTGGTCAGCGGTATGAGTGAAAACGTTCTTCCAGATCCATTAAATGTTAACGTTGTCAGCCCTGATCCACTGCCGGTTGATATCGTTAGTCCAGACCCGTTAAACGTGAATATCGTTAGTCCTGATCCTTTGCCCACTGATCCAGTACCAAAAGATTTTTATCTTGAAGTGTCAAAGGGTAATATTGCAGGCCATCAGATTGTGATAATGCAAGGCTCAAACCCTGATGTTGACACAGCGGCGGCAGAGAACATATGGGATATTGGCGGCGTTTTAATCTATGCCACGGCTGGCGAACAATGGGCAATAAGATCATTATCGGCCAATGACACAGCGGCAGGCACAGGTGCGCAAGAAGTGACAGTTACCTATTTAGATGATAATTATGTTGAACAGACAGAAGCCATTGAAATGGGTGGTACGTCTTCAACCTCTTTTACCAATGCTGATGCGTTTAGAGCTATTCATTGCGAGGTGACTAGAGTAGGGAGTGGTGGCAAAAACGACGGTGAGATTACTATTCGCGTTCAAGGTGGTGGAGATAGACGAATAGGGATTGAAGAAGGGGATAATAGAAGTCTCCATGGATTTTATACAGTTCCAGCGGGTAAGACAGCTTATTTAATCAGCGCCTTTGCTACGATAGCCAAAGGAAAGGATGCGGTTGTTGAAGTGTTGGTGACGAATGGGGACAATGGTATATTTATTCGACAAGCGCCTGTAGCTATTTATCAAAATTCAATTGTGCTTGACATGAAGGCGCCCATAAATAAACTACCGGAAAAGTCAGATATCCAATTTTTATGCACCACTGAAAATAATAATACAGTAGTCAATGCTACTTTACAGATGATAGTAATTGACGACTAAGGGCTTAAAATGACTACAAGGATAGGATCAAACTTTAATACTAATGATGTGGCCACTATGCCTGATATGATAGCGGTTGGCTCTGTCACTAGTACCACATTGTTAACCACGACAGAACAAACCATCTCAGTTATATTAACTAACGACGGTAATCAGGACGCGTTTATTAAATTTCAAGCGGCATCCGTTGATAACGATGATAGAGGGTTTATTTTGTACAAGGGCACAGCTTCAACCGTGATACTTTCCCCTAATCTTTATGTGGGTGAAATATCAGCAATTGCCAAATTAGGCAGCACTGAAATTTACGTAATGAGTTATTAATATGCAGTCATCCTCACACAGTACTTATACATCACTTGAAGCTAGCGCCATAGACACCAATAGCACATCCACAGTGACCAATGCTATTTATATCAATGGCAATAGATCGCTTGGACTTTTTGTGGAAGCTGACACAGGCGCACATACAACTCATGTGATTACACTGCAAGTAAGCGCAGACGGTGTTACGTGGTTCGATGGGCCTTTGTCAGTGACAGGGGTTGGTTTTGTTCAAGGCGAAACTGTTTCGGCAAACATAAGAGCAAAAGTGACCACGGCAGAGGGTGGGACATCCACTTGCAACATAACGATAGTGAGTAAATAAATGGCGACAACACCGGGCATGAATATCATTGATGGCGTGGTCTTGGGGACGGTTTTAACCCCTATTCTCACTATTACATCAAATTTAATCAGAACCAAGATTGACGCGATTAACTTTACTAATTACGGTTCTGTTAATGCGTTATTAACTGTTCAAATATTGTCCAATGGTGCAAGTGCTGGTAATGGCAGGGTATTAGTCAAAGCAAAAGAAATAAGAGCAGGTGAAAGTTATCAAACGCCTGAATTAATTGGTCAGGGTATTTCAGAAGGTGGCACACTTCAGGCTTTTTCAAGTGTCAGTGATTCTATTAACTGTACAGCCACAGGAACAGAGTATTCTTCATGATAATCAGGGAAACCAGAAACCAGCAAGAGATTAAGGAAATATTGTTCCATCCTGCTATCTATCCGGTGATTTCTAATGGTTTAAGTTTAGATAAAGACGAAACAATTTTACCCATGAAAGATATTATTTACTTAGGCGGGTATGAAAAAGAAATATTTGCAGTGAGTTGCTTCCATCCCTATTTAGATGGCATGAAGTTTCACCCAAATATATTACCTAAGTATAAATTAAAGAATGCAAGGTCTTTTGTTCAACAGACGTTAAATATGGTAAAGTCAACGCTATACATTGAAATACCTAAAGAGCGCAAGGACTTGCATAACTTTTCCATGAAGATGGGCTTTAAAGATTTTGAAATTAACACTCACAAAATATTAATGAGGTTATCATGAGTTTTATTGGTGATTTATTTGGCGGTGGTGGTGCTGATGCTGCAAGAGAAGCAGGGCAATTACAAGCGGCTGGCGCTCAAGCTGGTATAGATGAAACCAGAAGGCAATTTGATGTTACTCAAGGCATTTTGGCCCCTCAAGTAGCGGCGGGTGATGCTGCTAGACAAGAACAACTTGCTTTTTTAGGGTTAAGTGGGCCTGAAGCACAACAAACGGCTTTAGGTCAATTTGGCACTTCACCAGATAGCCCCGGTCAAGCATTCATCCGAGAACGTCAAGAACGTGCATTAGTGCGCAATGCTTCCGCTATAGGTGGTTTAGGTGGCGGCAATGTAAGAACAGCTTTGCAAGAACAATCGGCTGGCTTTGCTTTACAAGACCTTGACAGACAAGACCAATTAAAATCACAACGTTTTAACCAATTAGCTTCTATTACGGGTGGCGGTCAAACAGCGGCCACTAATCTAGGTCAATTTGGTGCGCAATCTTCAGGAAATGTGGCTAATTTATTGGCTCAGCAAGGTCAAGCACAAGCGGGAGGCGTATTAGGCGCTCAGCAAGCAAGGGCGGCGGGGGCGCAAAATATATTAGGCGCTATTGGTACGGCGGCAAGCTTCTTTTCTGATCGACGATTAAAAACCAATATTAAGAAAATAGGCCGTTTGGGTGATGTAAATTTATACGAATGGAACTGGAAAGAAACAGGATTGAAAGATCAAGGCTTTATGGCTGATGAAATTCAAACCATATACCCTGATTTAGTTCAGACTGTTAACGGGTTCTTAAGCGTTATTTACGACAAGGTTATAGGGAGGCAGTATGGCGCAATTTGATCTAGTTCCTGATGCGGTGGGCGCTTTTGGTGGTGGTCTTGATTTAGGCAACCAGTTTAGAGCCACACAATTAAAGCGTAAACAGGAAGAATTCCTTCAAGGTGGGATTGAACAACCTAATGCTATTCAAAACGCCTCTAAATTAGGCTTAGACTTTGCAACCAAAGTGGCGTCAGGCTTAGGATTGGTTGATAAACGAACTCAGCAAGTCAATCAGCAAGGTTTAACTGAGGCGGCTGATTTCTCTTTTAGAATCCAGAATATGCCATTAGATCAACAAAATATCGCCATTAATGAAAGAGCGGTTGAACTTGAAGCGGCTGGACGTGATGCAACCCAAACCAGAGAATTATTAAACATCCCTCAAGAGGATAGAGCAAAGGCTTTGGCGGCTGTTCAATTGGCGGCTATCCCTAATGAGCAACGATTAACTTTAATGCGAGGTCTTCAACCGGGCACTAGTGAGAGAGAATTTAACGCTTTGATTGCTGGCTTTTCTGAAGAAGATCAAGTTAGGGCTAGAATGGTTGAAGCTGGATTGACAGCAAGACCCACAGCGCCTC